TAATAACTCTTGGATAGTTTAATGATTGATTCAAACAAATTAAAAAGCATCATTGAAGCAGAAATCAATGACTCGCTAGGTTTCTTGGAAACAGACACCACAGATGAAAGAACTACAGCCTTAAATTATTATTTACGGGAAGCATACGGAAATGAGGTAGAGGGCAAAAGCCAGATAGTTACAGGCGAAGTTGCAGAAGTAGTGGATGGCGCATTACCACAGCTCATGCGTGTATTTACATCAGCAGATGCAGTTGTAGAGTTTCAACCTGTTAATGATGGTGATGAGAAACTTGCTAAACAAGCTACAGAATATTGTAACTGGGTATTCTATAAAGATAACGATGGCTTCCTAATTCTACATAATTGGTTTAAAGATGCACTATTACAAAAGACAGGTATTGTAAAAGCCTACTGGGATGACAAGAAAGACGTAACTAAAGAGAAGTATGAAAACTTATCAGATGATGAGTTACTTATGCTTATGCAAGACCAAGAGCTTGAAGTCGTAAGTCAAGAAACTATAGAAAACAGTATAGAAGTTACAGACCCAATGACAGGGATGCCAGCAGTAGACCCTATGACTGGTATGCCTATGATGCAAACCAACAGAACACATAATGTTAAAGTTAAAAAGACTGTAAACAATGGTAAGGTCTTGATAGAAAATGTACCGCCAGAAGAATTTTTAATATCTAAACGTGCAAAGACTATACAAGAATCACCTTTTGTAGCTCACAGACGTTTAATGACTCGTTCAGAGTTAATCGCTATGGGTTTTGATAAAGATATAGTAGACACTTTAGACACAGGCGATACTTTAAACTTTACTCCAGATAAGATTGCTCGTTTTAGTCGTGGTGAACAACCTATTAGTAATGCCACACAAGATGAATCAATGGAAATTGTAGAAGTCTTTGAGTGTTATATAAAGGTAGATTACAACGAAGATGGCATAGCTGAACTAAGACGTATCTTTTATGCTTCTAATCAAATACTAGAAGATATGGAATGTGATTATGTACCTTTTCATTCTGTATGCCCACTACCTATACCACATAAGTTTTATGGTCAATCATTAGCGGATAGAGCTTTAGACTTACAACTCATTAAGTCTACAGTTGTTAGACAAATGCTAGACAATATGTATTTAACAAACAACTATCGTATCGGTGCAATAGAAGGACAAGTTAATTTAGATGACTTACTAACATCTACAGCAGGTGGCGTGGTTCGTATGAAGAACCCTAATGCTATCGTACCTATTACAGTTCAGTCTAACGCAGCACAATCATTTCCTATGCTTGAATACCTAGACCAAGTGCAAGCTAAACGCACAGGTGTGAGTGATGCTCAACAAGGGTTAAGTGCAGATGTATTACAGAATGTAACCGCTACAGCAGTTGCTGCTATGAGTGCAGCTAGTAATGGCAAACTAGAATTAATAGCTCGTATCTTTGCAGAAACAGGCGTTAAGAGCCTATTTAGAGGCATCTTACAGTTACTATGTAAGTATCAAGATAAAGCTCGTGTAATTAAAATTAACAACGAATACACACCTTTTGACCCTAGAGAATGGGATACCAACTATAACGTCACTATCAATGTAGGTTTGGGTACTGGCTCACGTCAAGAACAGTTAGCTACTATGCAAATGATTCTTGCTAAACAAGAACAAATCATTCAAGGTTATGGATTATCTAATCCACTTGTATCTATAAAACAATACAGAGATACCTTAGCTAAGTTTGTCCACATGGCAGGATTTAAAGATGCTACTGCATTTATGAATGACATTACTCCAGAGCAAAATGCACAGTTATCACAAGCAGACCAACCTAAGACTGACCCAACAATAGAAGCTACACAAATCTTAGCTCAAGTAGAGCGTGAGAAAGCTGACCTAAGAGCTAGAACAGAAATGGCTAAACTAGAATTAGATAAAGAACAAATGCAATTAGACAATGCTCGTAAACAATTAGAGTTACAAATGCAAGAAATGAAGATGCAAGCAGATGCACAAAACAATGCAGAGAAAACTCGTGGTGACCAAACTAAAATCATTATAGAGGCTATATCTAAGTTTAATGATATGCAAAAAGGTAATATGAATGTCTAATAAAGTAGCGTCTATTATCACTATACTTAATGACGAACATTTCCAAGCTGTTATAAAAGAAATAACAGATAACCATTTACAAACAATTATTAACTCTAACCACACAGAACACGAAGTTAGAGAGCAAGCATACAACCGTATCGCTTGTATAAACGAACTCATCCATACTCTTGAAGGCATCACTAAAACTAGCGATATTAGGAGTAAACGATGGAACATATTTTAGACTATTCTAAAGTGGGTAACCTCCCCTAGAGGAAACATAGGAAATAAAATGAGTGAAACAACCATGACTCCAGAATCTGGAAGTGGCACGCTTACAGTAAATCAAGCAGCCAATGCGTTTGAAAGTTTAATGGATACACCAGCGAACTCTAAAGAGGAATCAGAAGGTGTAGAACAAGAACCAGTAGAAGCAGAAGCTCAAGAAGCAGAGCCAGAAGAAGAGGTTACTGAAGAAGAACAAGAAGATGATGAAACTGAAGAAGAGGAACAACCACGCTACAAGGTAAAAGCTGCTGGCGAAGAAAAGGAAGTTACCCTTGATGAATTAGTTAAAGGTTATCAACTTGGTGCTGATTACACTAAAAAGACTACCGAAGTTGCAGAACAACGTAAGGCTAATGATGCTGAACGTGCAGCAATAGAGGAAGCCAAGTATGCGAGAGATACATATGCTCAACGTCTGCAAGCTATAGAGCAATTTATAAGTTCACAGACGCCACAGGAAGATTTATCTTACCTAAAGGAAAACGACCCTATCGGATATGCTGTTAAAGTGGCTGAACTTTCTGAAAAGAAAGACCAACTCAATGCTATAAGAGCCGAGCAGTACAGAATTGGACAAATCCAACAATCTGAACAAGCTCAAGCCATGCAACAAATAGTTGCTCAAGAAGCACAAAGATTAACTACAATCCTACCAGAGTTTTCAGACCCTGCTAAAGGCGAAATAGTCCGTAAGGAAATTCGCAACTATGGCAAAACGCTTGGTTTCACAGACGCAGAGTTATCTCAAGTCTATGACTCTAGGCACGTTGTTACTTTGCATAAGGCTATGATGTATGACAAATTACAAAAGTCAAAGCCAGCCATTACAAAGAAAGTGTCAGAAGCACCAAAAATGCTGAAGGCAGGTTCAGGTAATGCTAAACCAAACAACAACGAAACGATAAAAAGACAAACGCAACAGTTGCGAGAATCAGGCAAAGTCCGAGATGCCGCAGCTTTATTTGAAAATTTAATATAAGGAAAAATCATGGCAACGTATCAAACGTTTACAGCGATAGGTCAAAGAGAAGACTTATCTGATGTGATTTACAATATCTCACCTACAGAAACTCCATTTATGAGTTCAGTAGGAAAAACAAAAGCAACAGCAGTTTTACATGAATGGCAAATTGACTCACTAGCAGCAGCTGCAACTAACGCAGCAGTTGAAGGTGCGACAGCTTCTGACATTACTGTAAGCCCAACAACTCGTGTTAATAACAGAACTCAAATTTCTGAAAAGACAATTAAGATTTCTGGCACTATGGAAGCAATTAACAAAGCAGGTCGTAAATCTGAAAAGGCTTACCAACTTGCTAAAGTTTCTGCTGAAATTAAACGCGACATGGAAAAAGCATTATTGAACAATACAGTTAAAGCTACAGGTAGTGCATCAGTAGCTCGTGTTTTAGGTGGATTACAAACATGGTTATCAACTGGTTATGTAGGTGGTACTTCTGGTACTGCTGGTTCATTAGGCTCAACAGCTCGTGTATCTGGAACTGATGCAGCTTTCACAGAAGCAATGATTAAGACTGCTGTTAAAGCAGCTTATACTGCTGGTGGAACTCCAACTATTCTTATGACAACTCCAACACAAAAAGTAAATGTATCTGCATTTACTGGTGTTGCTGCTCAAAGATATATGGCTCCAGCTAACAAACCAACTACAATTATTGGTGCTGCTGACGTTTACTTGTCAGACTTCGGTACATTATCTGTTGTTCCTAACAGATTCTTGACTGCAGACTCTGGTGATAGTGGTGAAGTAGCATTTATTCTTGACCCAGAAATGGCAGCAGTTGCATATTTACGCCCATTTGAAACAAATGAATTGGCTAAAACTGGTGACGCAGACGTAACTCAACTTTTAGTAGAATACACACTAGAAGTGAGAAACGAAGCTGCTCATGCAATTATTGCTGACTTAGCAGAATAGTAATATAGAGATAGCCCTCTTCGGAGGGCTTTCTTTTTTTAAGTTTATTAAAGTTTCATGCAAATATTTTCATTCTTTCTATATAAATCAATGACTTGAATGAAAACGGATGTAAAGTATACTTATCATAGCTTTTGCCAGTTTAAATCAAGTTTGTTAAAAATACAGGCAAATTTGTTTGCAATCAAACAGTTATAAACAGAAAGATGAATGAAAATTATGATAGATAATGAAATTAAACAAGATTGGTCTTTTATAGACAAATGGTTTAATGACTATGGTCATACACTAGAACCTAAAGAGTTAGCAAGATGGGCTTATAGTAATGGTAAATGGCAACAAGCTACAAAGGCAATCAATGATGTGGAACTATAGAATTATTAAACGAGGTTCTGAAAATGAGCCTGAATATTATTACGCATTGAATGAAGTCTTTTATGAGAAAAATGGAAAACCTTTAGCGTTTGGTGATACAGATGCAATTGTAGGTAACAGTCCTAAAGAAATTATAGAAGTATTAGAAATAATGTTAGCTGATGCTAAAAAAGACCAACCTATATTAACAGAAGAAGATTTTAAACCTCTATGAAAAGAAAAGAACTTAATAAAGCAATTAATGACACGCCCATTAGAGGTTATGTTAGACACAACATAGACGATAATGTCATTATTGAAACAAGACAAGATGTTACAGACATCATTGAAGATAACAACAACCAAAGAAAATACACAGATAAACGTACCCGTTGGGGTGATGAGTTATTTGATAACAAGATAGCAAGCATACCACTTACTGTTTTTGATGAATTAAACAAAAGAGGAATTGTTCGTGGATTCCATGTTATAGACCAAAAAGCATTTAAAAAATTCCTTAATGACCCAGATAACAGAGTGTTTCGCACTCGTGAAGGCATAGTATAATGGCATTTACAACATTTACAGAATTAAAGTCCGTAGTAGCTGATTACTTGGCTCGTACAGACTTAACAACACAAATCCCAGACTTTATTACACTAGCAGAATTACGACTTAAAAGAGATTTGCGTATCAGACAAATGCTTAAAGTAGCCACATCAGCTATGACAGTATCAGATTCTACTGTAGCACTACCTAGTGATTTCCTAGCTATCAGAGAAATACATTTAGATACGAACCCAGCAGCTTCATTAGAATATTTAAGCCCTAGTAGTTTTTTTAACAATGCACATACGACTAATTTAGGCAAACCTACTAAATACACAGTATTAGCAGCAGAGTTTCAATTTGCACCTATACCTGATTCTGCTCATACAATACAAATACTTTATTACGCAACACCTACGCCATTAAGCACATCAGTATCATCTAATGTATTTTTGGCTACTTGCCCTGATTTATTACTTTATGCTGCATTGGGCGAAGCAGAACCTTACTTAATTAATGACGCAAGAATACAAACTTGGGCTGCTCTATACGATAGAGGATTAGCTTCTCTATCATCATCAGATGAATCTAGTGAGTATGCAGGTAGTCCATTAGTTATGACCACAATTTAACAGGAGCAATACCATGTCAGAATTAAGTAATTACCTAGAGAACGCTTTAATTAACGTCACTCTACGAGCAACATCTTACACAGCACCTACAACAGTTTATGTAGCACTATTTACTACAGACCCAACAGACGCAGACACAGGCACAGAAGTATCAGGCGGTGCTTATGCTAGAACAGCAGTTACCTTTGGTGCGCCTAGTAATGGTGTCACTACAAACTCTGCTGATGTTACATTTCCCACTTGCACTTTGGCGTGGGGAGTTGTCAGTCACATAGGTATTTATGACGCATCTACATCAGGAAACCTTTTATACCATACACCATTAGACACAAGTAAAACAGTTGATGCTGCGGATATATTTAAAATAGCAAGTGCCGCACTCACCGTTACTTTAGCATAAGGATAAGTCATGGCTTTAGTCGTTAAAGACAGGGTTAAAGAAACAAGCGTTACATCAGGCACAGGTACACTTACCCTTGCTGGTGCATCTACTGGTTTCCAAACATTTTCTAGTGCTATAGGCAATACTAATACAACCTACTACGCTATTGTAGACGGTACTACAGGTGCATTTGAAGTAGGTGTAGGCACAGTAGCCGCAGGTACGCTTGCTAGGACAACAGTTATTGCATCATCTAATAGTAATGCAGCAGTTAGCTTTGCTGCTAACTCTAAAGATGTATTCTGTACCTACCCTGCTGATAAAGGGTTATATTTAGACGCTAGTGGTAATGCTATTGCTCTTGGAACACCAGCATCCGCTACGCTTACAAACGCTACAGGGCTACCTTTAACCACAGGTGTAACAGGTACGCTTCCAGTAGCCAATGGTGGCACAGGCATTACAAGTTTAGGCACAGGCGTTGCAACCTTTTTAGGTACTCCGTCATCAGCTAATTTAGTAGCAGCAGTCACAAATGAAACAGGTTCAGGTTCTCTAGTATTTGCAACACTACCTACATTTGGTGCTACAGGTGTTAAGTTTAGTGGTTCTACATCAGGCACAACCACAGTATTATCAGGAGCAACCGCAGGTACTTCTGTCCTGACACTACCTGTAGCTACAGATACTTTAGTAGGTAAAGCTACAACCGACACGCTAACTAACAAGACATTAACATCACCAGTTATTGCTACTATTGTCAATACTGGCACTTTAACTTTACCAACTTCTACCGATACATTGGTAGGCAAAGCTACTACTGATACACTTACAAATAAAACACTTACATCACCAACACTAACAGCACCAGTATTAGGCATACCTAGCTCTGGCACATTAACTTCTTGTACAAATCTACCAATATCAACAGGTGTTTCTGGTTTAGGTACTGGAGTTGCTACATTTCTTGCTACACCTACAAGTGCTAATTTAGCATCTGCTGTTACAGATGAAACAGGTTCAGGTTTATTAGTATTTGCAACATCACCTACTTTAACCACTCCAGTTTTAGGAATTCCATCTTCAGGAACATTAACAAGTTGCACAGGGCTTTCACTTACTACAGGAGTAACAGGCACCTTACCAGTAGCTAATGGTGGAACTGGTATTACAAACAATCCTAATGTACTTTCTGTTACATTTATTATTGATGGTGGTGGCTCTGCAATTACTACTGGGATTAAAGGGGATATTACAATTCCTTTTGCTTGTACTATTAATGAATGGACATTATTAGCAGACCAATCAGGTTCTGTTGTAGTTGATATTTGGAAAGATACATACGCAAACTATCCTGCTACAGTAGCAGATACTATTACTGGGTCAGCAAAACCAACTATTACAACAGCAACCAAAGGTCAAAGTTCAACATTAACAGGATGGACATCATCTATTACTGCTGGTGATACAATTAGATTTAATGTGGATAGTGCAACTACTATTACAAGGGTAACATTATCACTTAAAGTGACAAGGACTTAATAAATGGCTATTTGTATTGTTTATGATAAAGCTACTAATACACCTATAAATGTTATTATGGCTGAAATTACAGACGAAATCTCTGAAGAATATTATTTAGAATTACTACCTGATAATGCTTATTGGAATGGTAGTGAAATTATTATACAAGATATAAATACTACTTCAAATAACCCTATAGATTCTAGTAAAGATATTTAATGGCAACCACAGTATTAACATCAGGCACAACTTTTACTGCTCCTGCTGATTGGAACTCAAGTAATAATGCTATTTATTTAATAGGCGGAGGCGGAGGCGGTTCAGGTGCTGCAACCGATACAAGTAAACGAGCAGGTGGAGCAGGTGGTGGTGGTGGTGCATATACAAAATTAACTAATGTTACTTTAACTCCATCTGTATCATATACAGTAGCTATAGGAAGTGCAGGAACTTTAGGTGCTGCTGGCGGTGCTTCATCTACCGCAGGTAATGGTGGCAATACTACATTTAATAATGGCATTACTACATATACTGCCAATGGCGGTACTGGTGGTCTTGTAACAACAGCTACATTAGCATCTACAGGTGGTGCAGGGGGCACAGCACAATCAGTATCAGGATTAATTACACAAGCCTTTGCAGGTGGAGTAGGCAGTAGTGGTGGAACAAATACAGCTAATGGTCAAGCGTCTGGCGGTGGAGGTGGAGCTGGTGGACCAAACGGCACAGGTGGTGCAGGTGGTGCTGCTTCAGTAAACACAGGTAGCGATTCAGCAGGTGGCGGAGGTGGCGGTAATGGTGGTGGAACTGCTGGTGCTACAG